CCAGTACCATTGCCTAAGGTTGTGTCGCTACCCTTACTAGTTGGATCACCTGTTTGAATCACAAAGTCTTTAAGTACACGGTGAAATTTAACTCCGTCATAGAATTTGTCTTTGGCTAGAAAAACAAAGTTGTTTACTGTTTTTGGTGCATCCTTAGCAAATAACTCAATTTTAATATCTCCCATTGTAGTGCTGATTGTTGCTTCGTACTTCTTGTTTGAATCTATGACCATATCAGGGTAAGTATTATACTTCCCAGAAAGCACAGGACTAGAAGAAACAGTATCTTTTGGTTTCTCTTGTTGAACAGGTTGTGCTTCTGTTGGTTCAGGAGGTGACGGCGTTGTTGTATTACCACATCCTACAAGCAAACTTATTGAGAGTAAAAGTGAACCCATAACTGTTAATATGCGTTTCATTTTTTCATCCTTCCCTAAAATTTTTGTTACTTACCCATAACACATTATAATAAAATGAGTGTTGGAATCAAGTTTTGGCAGGAGGAACAAAGGTTGCGTAAACGGACAGATTACGAATATATAAAGAGTTACTTTAGTGAAAATGGTTATAAATTACTAACAGCCGAATACAAGAATCAAAAACAAAAACTGAACTTGATATGTCCAAATGGACATAGTTATACAGTTACATTTAACAATTTTAAAAGAGGGGATCGTTGCAACAAATGCAGTGGAAAGAGGCAGAGATTTACAAAAAGTGAGGTCAATCAATGGTTTGAGGATAGATATTGCAAATTAATCACAGAAGAATATTTAAATCAGAGGCAACTACTTGAATATCAGTGTAAATGTGGAAAGTTACTTAAAAACACATTCCAACGGCTTAGGAATTTTTGCAAAGACCCATATTGTCTTGATTGTAGAAGAAACGACACCAAAGAACAAAGGAGGATTGATGCAGAAGAACTAATGTCAAAAATTTGGTTTTAATACTATGGTCTTTTATACATTACAAACCCCCTAGTTATTCTAGGGGGTTTGTGTTTATATCACGCAATCTTTTGGTTATATATTGAATTTTTTCAATCATTTCAAATCTGATCTTAGAATCATCTCGATTTCTATACAATATGTGATACAGTGATTCAATCTCATCTTCCAAACATTTTATATCAATAGTATTGTCAATCCTTGCTGTAAATTCAGAAGATAAACTCATCAATACATCACCATTGTTTGTTGTATTCATTCTTTAAGCGAAACAGAGCAGACTCAATTAAACCTTTAACCTCGTCTTCGGTAACTTTAATACGATAGGTCGCCATTCGTTCAACAAACCATTTAACTGCTTCATTGTACTTATCTGTACCTTTAATATCTATACACACTTGTTCAACAAATTGGACAGCACGATCCGCATATTCTCTTTTGATTTTATCTTTCAAGTAAGTAACAGCATGTTTAATTACCCAAAAGCCAACACCAACAATTACAGCAAAAAGCAAATCTAGAACAACTTGACCAAATAAAGTTTCCATACAAAATCCCTCCAAATTGTTTTAAATTTATATTGAATAAAAGAGATATTTTAACAAAAATTAGGGTCAGTAATTCGATCCATTAACACAAGAGTTAACCAAGGCAACTCTTGATAAATCGTTCCATCATCAACTCGTTTTTCCCAATCATCAGGGTTGTTTAAATATCCTTTTTGAGCTAAACTAGAAATAGCATTCTTGGCATACTGCTTCCCTTGGTCAGACATGACAAATTTCATAAATTCATTCTCCTTATTTTTTTCTTCTTTAGAAATATTTAATTTTTGTTTTACGCATCTTTTGAAACGCTCAAATTCATTAGGGTTATTAACCCAAGGTAGGGGACAGTTCTTCCACCCGACAATACCCTTATGAGTCCAAATGTCATTTTCTGTTAAAGAAAACTTTTTACATAGAGTAACTACCAAATCAACAGCATTTTGAAATGTTTTCTCGGTTATATTTCCATTTTTATCGATACACATCTCAATACCAATAGTACAATCATTTGGGTATTTGCTTAATCTTTTTAATGCTTCTGACGTGTATGTATTTGACCCACAGTGATATGCCATCTCATCATCTGGAATTGCTTGATAAATTGAATTATCATCTACAGAGTAATGAGCAGAAGCATACACAGGAGACTTTGCACTATTCTGATTCTTTAGTCCATCAAAGTATTTAACAATATTAATTGCAGGAGCAGAAGGGGAAGCGGTGTAATGCATTACAATTCCTTTAACCCCTTTTAACTTAATGTTTGGTCGAGAATAAGGATTAACAGATATGAACTTTTGAATAATCATGTCAACATTAGCCTCCAATTATTTTCATAATATCCGGCACTTTCAATCCAAGTAATGTGCCTAAAATCAAATAAAAGGCAAACCAAAGATACTTGTTGTTTAATGAACTGAAATTTTGAAGCCAACTTATAGTACTTTGCTCCCCTGATTCATTTTGATGTCCTGAATGATTGATTTCACTTCGCACTTTAATAGTCTGCACATCAACATTAACTTGTTCTAACTTTTCATCTATTTTATCAAGCCTTTGTTCTTGTTTCTCTGCGCGTTGTTCATTTTTCTCCATGAGTGTTGTTTGACGAATCACATTATCTTGTAATTTTTTTAGTGTTTCTGTAAGTAATTTTTGACTTTCCCTCTGTTCAGCTTTAATATCTTCTACATTTTTTTCTAAATTGTTTAGACGAACCTCTAGTGCTTCTAAAGATGGAGTAGGAGGCATTTGTATCATACCTTTCTAAATATAATAAATGAACTTAATAAATTATAGCATATTGCATACTAGCTTTACGGCTTGTATCCACAACACGAATGCTTGCATGCAAATCTGACGCCAATTTTACACGAACTGTAATCTGGCTTTTTAAATCATTTTGTTCACGTCCAATGACATGCATTTGACTGAGTAAATCATTACCATACTTCACAAAAATGGATGATGGGAGTTCATTAACATATTCGACCCGAATTCTCCCTCGTAAATCATTGCGATTAGGAATTGTAATAGAGGAGGAAAGGTCATTATGCCCTTTAACACTCAGAGCCATTAATAAATTAGATTCACTGCTTATTTTATCGATCTGAATCTGTGATCTTAAATTTGCTTCATGTTTAACAACCAGTTGACCGAGTAATGAACTGCTGTCTTCAATTTTATTAATATTTATTGAAGATTTAAGGTATGAACTTTCAGGAACGGTAACAGACCCAATGATAGAATCCTGTCCATTTATCTTGTTAATTTGAAGCGAACTTCTAAGGTCATCAGGTTTTTTTACTCGCACATCCATAGAAGCTAACAGTTGATTTTCATCAGATTTCTTCTCAATACGCAATAATGAATGGAGCACTTCTTCACGATATTTGCTAATAACATTGATGCTTGAAAGCAAACTATCTTCTTTTAATGCTTCAACAGTTATTGACGAGTATAAATTACTTATCCCCTCATTAAAAACAGGCATTTCAAATCCTAATTCTAGTTCAGGGGGAAATGAAGATTCTCTTGTCCCAAAGGGAATTAACGCTCTTTTAGTCTCATCATCTGCACCAAGCAGCACTCCATAGTTTGGAATCGTTCCCTCATACCAACCTTTAGCAATTGTTAACAAATCTATCTCAACAAAGTCATTTTGCGAAGAAGGAATACTTTTAACAGTCAGCTTTTCGCCTTCTGGTGGTTGATTTGCCCAAGTAACGTCTTTTTCTTGCCAATCATTTAAAATATTAAAAATTGCAATATCAATATCATTTGGAAATGGAATACTATACAGTCTTAGGATTGCTTTCTTTAAAATCTTGTCTGATGGAATTGAGGAAAAATCAAATTGAATTAGCGATCTAAATATCTCTCCATTAAATTCATCTGCACCAACTAGCATTTGCGCATCCGTTCCGTAGTTAAGCGTGGGGATGCTTTCTCTAATTGTACTATCCTTAACTGGACTTAAATAATATTTTTCTAATGGAGGTTCTTGCACGTTAAACATACCAGTCATTTTATTCTTGGGATTTATAGTAATGCTGCTCAATAAACTAGAAAATCCACCAAAGTTGACTGAAATGCTTGAAAGTAGATCAGCTTCTCGATACCCCCAGACAAGAAACTTACCCGACATTTTATTATGTATCAAACTATTTCACCTTCTCATTGTATTGAGAAACATTTAAGTTGGTTCTGCATCCACAATAATGTCGAACAAACCACTGTGTGGAGGATCGTCTTTATCTGTAACAATTCGAACATAAAAGTTTATCTCCTCATTCGTTTCTAGCTCATCCTCAAAAGTTAAAACATTTTCGCTTACAAAAGGAGATTCCGTTTTGGATATTTCAATTTTAGTATTTGAACTTCTGTTGCTGTCCAAATCAAGATCAATATCGCCAACGGTAAGAATCATATTCTTTATTGGGAAGTTGTTCTTGTTTGTGACTCGTACCTTCTGTGGCAATGTAGTTCGACCAGCAATTATTGAACCGAAATCTAAATATTGAAGGATATTTCCAAACGTATCTGAAAAATATTTCCCATTTAAATCCATAAATAATATTCCAGAATAATCTCCAATGAAAGTGAGTGTAGCAGTGCTTTTCATGCCATATTCATCTTTACACTCAATAACAATAGAGTTTAATTGGTTTATCTTAATTTCATTATTGCTAAAGATACGACTAAAATTAATTGGCGAGGGCAATAGAGGAGTAAATCCTTCTTCTGGATAAATTTGCTCTCCATTTAATATAATTTTAAATTGAACTTTGTCAGATTCCTCATCGCCAATTTTCAAATCCAAAGTATTCCCAATATAAGAAGCAATAATTTGTGGCTCAGTGTCAAATATAGTGAATATTCCCGTTTCTTGAATTATTTTCCCATCTACCTGTTCAACAGATATTGTTAATGTATGCGGATGGTGTGAAGCAAACATGTTAGAAGAGACAATTACTGTGTTTAAACTGTCCTGTAATGTCCAATTTGACCAATCTTGTAATACTCGATCTGGATCGGAAATTTCTACTTTATGGCGATAGTTGGGATAGGGAATACCATTCACGAACATAGTTTTATTTACTGTATTCTCCTTCCATAAAACGATGTCAAAATCTCCTTCTAAATCATCTAGGGGAGAGTAATTTGTAGTTATTTCTAAAGTTTTGTTTGTAATGCTATTATCGTCTGTGTAATACAAAATATCTACACTCTCACCGAATTCATCATACAAAGTAAATGGTTTTGTTTTAATATTAAATAAAGGTTCTTCAACCGACTCATCATCTGTAAAGTAGCAAATTTTAACAACACCTTCTAATTCACTCCATGCCTTTTCAGGAATAGAAGAAAGCTCTGCTAATGTCATTCCGTTTAAGTAGTCCATCAATGATGGCTCAGTAGTTGCGACGATCTCCCACATGTCAGAATTGTATTTTTTATAAACACCATCATTACAAACTAAAATCCTATCATTTGAAACATGTTCAATAAACCATTCATAATCTGTTTTACATGGATACCCTGATCTTTGTCTGACAAATTTATATCTTCCTTTTTCTAACTCTCCTGTACTCTGATACCATTTTCTATTACTTCCTCCATCTGGATTCTCGATCATATTTAAACCAGTGTCTACATACGAATTGCCATCCCATTTAAAGATGTCAATGGTATCACCGCTATAATTAGTGCCATAATAAGGCAGTGACCAGATCACAAATCTACTCGCAACATCAATCTCTACATAATCTCCATTCTGATAAAATTGTGCGTAGGTATTGATATCTCCATCAAATAACTTGTTATGATTAACATACATTGACCCACCAATTACAGTATACTCAGCTTGAACGGCATACTGGTGCGGTTTTAATTGTCCAGCCATTTTTTTCCTCCTTTCAAATATATGTTTTTTGGATTTCTATTTTTTTAATTGGCATATTCAAAGTGTCAATTGATGTAGAGAACACTTTACCTCCTTCTAATGGAGAAAAGCTGTTTGCCAAAAATGTTTTTACATTAAAGTCAGTTTTAAAATCAATATCAATTAATTTTTCTTCATCTACACCTTTAGTGTCAAACAGATCAATGTTTATTTCTGGAAGAGACAATATGGATATGTCAGAATAAAACATTTGCATCTCACCAATAGCAACATAGTTAGCATAACCATTATTGTTAATGATATATATTCTATATGCCTTAAATTTCTTGAAGTTTTGAAACGTAAATTCCATATAATAATCTTTTTGCCATCCAGTCTCTAATCTTTTATCTAAAATTACCCATTTGTCTCCATCCCAACCTTCAAAACTCCACTCTTTAGGCATCGCAGTTACAGTTGCTTCTCTAGCAAGCATAGAATACTTATTAATGCATACGGGTTCTGGAAATTCATATGATAACCATTGAGGATAAGTATTGTTAGAAGAAATCCATCCAGAATTACTGTCTGAACTTTTATCAAACGCTAAATAAGCACTATATCCACCAGTGTAAACGCTACTTGAACTTGCAATACCACTTGGGGTAGTGTTGCTGGTCATTTTTGGAATCGCTGACTGGTCTGTTGGTCTAGAATAAAACGATACAATTTCGCCATTTTTTGATTGAAATAATACTTTATTCTTTGGTGGAATAATTTCAATATTGTAAGCTAAAAATCCATCTGGTACAGGGGAAGCAAATGGAGCCGCACCAAAATTAAAAGTAGCAGTCTTTGAATAAATACTTGACCCATCTATGAATATTGGATACACTTCACCCATATTTTTTAAGTTTGTGTGAGACTTACCTTGGCTTACACCATTGATATAAAATTCCAAAGTTCCATTATCAAGATCAAGTGCCACTCCAATTATATCTCCAACAGATACAACAGATGAATACGATGTGGCTTCTGGATATTTATATCCGTCATACCCATAAAAACCTACGAAATTATTTCCAGTATATGTGTGTGTTGTGTACGATTTATTAGCTACCCCAATAATAAAACCATTATAGCCTATATCTAACTTCACTTCCCAATACCACTTGCCGCTAGATCGACCATGTGTAGCACGAATCCAGTTTAAACCTTTGGATTGAACAGTCAGATTCCCATTTGATATAGTTAAAGAGCCTAATTTATCGTTTTCGTTTAAAATAACAGGCAATATAGTTGTCCTCATCAATAAAAACCTCCTTTGCTCAATGAAGTATAGACATTTATTCTCTTTTATTCTCAATAAAACTTGTCTTCAAATGAGGAAATAGAGTAGAGTAGATGGTGTCTATCCTACTCTATTTCGATCCTTACAATATCAAAAAATTTTTTAAAATCTACAGTCGCACTAAATTTTGTTCCTTGCCCAAACGATGCTTTTGACATTTCAAGAGAGAATGTTTTTTCTTTTCTGTCATAATCTGAAAGCTTATTCCCTCTTTCTCTAATAGTATTTTCAGTAGGTAATATTGATGATATTTTATTCCAACTTCCATTATTAAAAGCTTTATATTCTCCTTGGTGATAAACTAACGATTTTGGTTTTTTGATAACAACAAGCAACGGTCGAAAGCCAGTGCTTGTAGCCAAAGTAGAGCTTGATGAGATTGTACTTAATGACTGAACCCCTGTATTCCCTCGTATTATTATATTGTTACTAGAATTCCTTGTGTTAGTTAAACTATAAACACCTTTCCAATTCCATACGGCATTATCTCCTGCTGTAATGGTTCCATTGAGAGTGCTGTTGACAATGTACTTGTCCCATTCATTGTCTGTGTATAATTCATTTGTTCCACTGCTAGGTAATCTAAGAACATAATCAAAGAATTCATCTCCCTTAATCAAATCGAGTGTAAAGGGCTTGCCCGTCCACTTATTTACAGCGTAGTCTGCATACTCTTCTGGACTTACGTATCTATTATCAACGGACACACCGTAATACGTAACATCCATACCAGGAAATGCCGCCGCTGTAATATTGCCGCCCAAGCAAAGCTTGTGGGTAGACGATTCACTTGTTGTCGGTTGATAAGAATACCCAATAGTGCTATGATATTCCCCATTAATATATAGGATGTACTTTTTGTTGGCAGAATCCCTTGTAATCGTAATGTCTACAATCTCTTCTAAAGGAATCTTGTAAGTAGTAGTAAAAAATTGATCTGAACCAGCATTATATTCGTGACCTAAACTCAACATTCCAGACGCAGTATATCCTATTTGATACAGTACATTATTAGCATTTGTTTCTCCATAACCAGCATACGTTAAAATGACACCTGTATCTCTATATGCATGTAGTTTTATCTTAGCATTCACAGTAACATCTTCAACAAAGCGTAACTTGAGTTTGTCATCCACTACAACATAGTTTTTAGGCGAAGATTTCGTAGCAAAAACACCATTTAGAGAAATACCGCTTTCACTTGCTATTCCAGCCAAATTTAAAGTTTCCCACGCAAGACTGTGCTGTAAATTTCTATCTGCAATCAACTTTATTTGTCCATTGAAGTCGTCTACCATGATAAAATAAAAATCTCCGTCTGCTATGGCAGTACTTGTAGTAGGAATGAAATCGTTAATTCCATCCACATAATTCTCCTTGCCAATATCAGTAAAAATACCCACTTGACCAGACACACTTGCCCTATAATGACACCGTATCCTTTTCCCTACAGTTAAATCAGACACATTAAATACTTCATCAGGATGGATAAGGCGACCTTCTTCATCGATATCAATAGCATCAATATGTGTGTTCTTCCCACCAGAAGGAACGGTAATTACTACAGTATGAATTTTATCTTCAAGCCCAATTTTCTCAAATTCTAGATTTTGAAACGTACCTGTTGTAGATTCATGGTATATGCTAAATGTTTCTGTTACACCATCAATACTTACGGGTACACTATCGGGATATGTGATTGAGTTTTGACAAATAAACCTGATTTTAGTTCCTTTAAAATAAAAAATAATTTGATCTCCTTCATTAGGAGAATAAAATGCAGTACCATTCCAATGTGACGAGTTAGTAGATACAGACCACGTTCCCACTCTTTTTATCGCCGCATGGGTATCATCATACCTTTTCCAACCCGGCTCAGGGGCGGTTAACGGTTGTCCAATCAACGCCAATTATTACGCCTCCCTTTTATAAAAGGATTATTAAATACCGTTTATTCAACTTCAATAGAATTAATCTTTTTCCAAACAGACCTGTTGATGGTTCTTTTGAAAACATTTTCTCGTTCTGGATCAGCCAAGCTCATTTCATAATTTAGTGTTATAGGTTCAACGTACACTGGCTTTTTTATTCGAAATGTAACCTCATAATCAGTGTCCCTTGGAATAACTACATTCTTATCATTTAAACAAATTACAGCGTTTTTGTTATTAGACACTTAATAAACCTCCCAGTTGATCTCTGCACTCATATCTTTATAAAGTGAAGCACCAATCTCTTCGGTTATAATACCATTTCGTAAAATCTGTAACTTCCCATCGACATCTCGATCAGCTACTAGTCGAATTGATAAGTACATAGGGCTTCCAAATGGAATATGAAACAGCAATTTAACATGTGATTCAAACTCTTTGGTTACTACTTTTTTCTTGTAACCAAAAACATATTCTTCAATGTTTGTATTGGTACTATCCCGAAAAGCCAAAGGGCTAAATGTGGAGTGGGCTTTTTTATATGTGATAATGTCATTACAAAAGTCAAAATTATTAGTTAGGTTGACTGTCTGATTCCCGATAACATATTTAAAATCAATTTTACCTTGTGGTAAATGAAAAGTACCTCCAATTGCATCGTGATAAAAATGAAATCCGTGACCTACTAGACCAAAGTTGATAAGATCATGTTTACGAATAGAATTGAAATCATTCTTGTCCTTGGTATGATAATCAAACTCTGTAAAAAAGGAACCATCTGTATAATTTGCTACCCATATAAAATCCCTGAGAGAGGTAGGGGAGTAAAGTGGTAACATTGTGTCATTTCCTCCTCAAAATAAAAAGGACTGCCCAATCTAGGCAGTCCTTTTTTTAGTGAATTATTTATTTTTTTTTATTATGTAAATGTATAAGACACTCGAAGATTGAACAAATGAGTGCCAGCCTGAACATTTAATCCAAGTACAGCTTTTAGTTCTACATCAGCAAAGTTTGCAGTACTTGCAGCTTTATCGCCATTATTCCTTGCACCACTAATCACACCACTTGGTTGACCTGATGCTTTAATCATACGACCGTCATTAATACCATTTCCGCCAATTCGACTATAATTGACTTCAGAATTGGATATAACTTTTACATAAATCCATTTACCTGTAACGACTGGACTATTTGAACCGCCATTAGTATCTACAGTTGTAATAACACAATCATTCATATCAGAAACATCATTGTTTGCATCACCATAATTATTCCATATCAAGCATCGAAAAGGAGCAGATTCAGTATTAGATTGAACTGTCCCTAAATTCCATGCAACTTTATCCTCGCCACCCGCCAATTGTTTTAGATCAGAAAGGTTATCACTAGTCCTCCAAGTGACTTTTGGATCAGCCATATTATATTCCTCCAATTTAATTTATTTCATTTCAATTTGCAATGTTATTGAAATACCTTCTTGAAGCGGATCGAATTCATCAACAACTATACGAAAAACATCACCTTCATGAACCTCTGTATTCATCAAGGAAGGGATGAAAGCATGTGAAGCATTAATATCAAAGATTATACTTCCTTCCAAAATTCTTTCCCACAATTCAGAAGTACCATTAAAATTATCTTTGCTAATTTTTTCAATGTATAGAGTGGTTCTTTCTGATGCAGCAGGTGTCCCACATATACCTTTAATAGAAGAAATTGTGCCTTCATAGTCAAAAGGAAGATATATTTTTTGTATACCACTATCAGTAATAACCGGAAGAAGAAACGCAATTGTTCTATATTTTAAATTATTATGAGTTAATGAATAGTCTTCTTTACTCATCAAGCCATCTGTAGTAGGGGAGGAGAGAGGGATAGAGCCTCTAGTGTAATTATCAATTTGTCTCCATAAACCATTTCCTTCATAACGATACCTAGAGCCAGTTTCTTCTACCATAGTAGTAGACCCAATTTCAGGATTAGGGTATGTAGTAAAAATATCTTCATATGTTGGAACAGGTTCTAGCCAAATTAGCCTTGTTGTTAAAGCAGCATCATTTGCAAATTTTGCGCTATCATCTGCACGTTTACTTGCATCTATTGCTGTATTGGCGGCAGAAGCAGCAGCTTCAGCAGCTTGAATTGCCTTATCTTTTGCAATATTTGCACCTTCAGTAGCAATATTGGCATTTTCAGCAGCTCGAACAGCTTGCTCGGTTGCGGCAATAATCTCTTCCACTCGCTGTCGAGATATTTCAATAATTTCTTGAAGATTCATTACAACATCTGGGTTAGGGTAATGTGCCCAAATCCGAGAAGCAGGATATTGTATCATTCCTCGCCCTTTATAAACAGCAACTACTGTTTTTCCTTCTTGTGAGGGGTGAAAATCAATTACTCCATTAGAATAATTAACAATAAAATCATTTACGTCAGGAATTTTTTTAGAGTTAGGCTTTCTTTGGTCAATTTCCGTATATCCATTAATCAAAACCCGATGAAATTCTGTAGGGATCTCAGATAAAACAATACGATTATTTATAATTTTCAAAGATTCTGTTTTATCTACATATGGATCGTCTTGAGTATTGCTCCGCCAAATGATTCGTATAGAATCATTGTATTGATTGTATAATCTGGCTTGCAATTTGAATCACCTCCTTAACCGCCAATAAAGACATTATTAGAGCCATCCGCAATAGTTGTTGTTGGGGTAGAGTGAGTTTTTACTGTGCTGCCTACAGTAGCAACCAATTGACCCCCAGAATAAACATTTTTATTATTGCCAATAGTAACAGTGCCTGTACCACCTGTGTGATTGCTAACTGGCTCACCGGGAACTTGAGGCGTTTCAGTTTCAGTTACATTGTCATTAACTCTTGAAATTGGCTTACCATTTACAAAAACATTTGGTGAAGAAGCAACGACTGTACCGTGAATAATCGAACGCCCTCCAGAATAATAGTCCCAACCACCAACACATGAAGGAGGATCGCCAACTGTATATTGACAAGGATTCCAAACACGATATTGAATGTCATTTGTTTGAACATCGACTGTTTTACTACCATTAAAAGCAACTGCGGGCATTTACCTACCTCCTTGAGACACTATATATAGATCGTGCATCACATAATAGTACAATATATAGAGTTATTAATCCAATGAAATTCATCTTTTATTAGGTTTGATTGGAGAGTTTAGTCTTGTTTTTGAGCAGGGAGCAGCATTTGAAATTGATTAATCAACACTTCTAATTGTTTAATTCGTTGCTCTGTTAGTCAATAAATTGCTGATTTGCCTCAAGTCGTTCTTTATTAATTTCATTTATTTCTTGTAGTATCACAATTTGTTTTTCGTATTCTTGATTAAGCTCTCTTTTGCGTAAATCAGTTTCAAACATCCTGACCATTAGTACTATTACAAGAACAAACGCAAGAACTGAAAGGAAAAGAGCAATTGTTTTAGAGTTTAAGATTTTATTCAACTATTTCACCTCTGTTTTTAAATTGATTAACAAATCCCCATCCTCCATAGCAGGGTAGAGTACGATAAAAAACCACTATCCGAAGACAGTGGTTTTAAGTATGCTTCTTCTCACTAATCCAAAAACGATGATCCTTATCAAGAAATACAACATTAAAAATATTTCTCACAACATGACCAACTATACATACTTTCCCATTAACATGTATACGTGCCCATTCCGCATCTTCTGGTACATGTTTAGGATGAGTAAAATCTGTTTTATCAGAAGGCGGAAATTTTCCGTAAATCGTAAATTTATTATCCAATCTCGAATGTAATGTCTCTCCACAATAGCCCCTTAGAGTTTCTATAGCTTGAGATAAAATGCCCAAACTCTCCCAATCAGATAAGGACTGTCCTTGTTGTCTATCTAAATGCTTGAAACTAATAACAAATTCCTTGTCCTCCGAGAATTCTCTCTCCGATGCTCCCGCCATTAAAGGCTTTCTTTTATTTTTACTCTTACCAACCTTTTTACTCATCGTAAGCCATCTCACGATAAAATTTTCTCATAGTTGCTTTTGATATAATTTCTTCACACCGTTCACTGGCTCCGTATCCTTGTCTAGCTTGTTTCCAAGGCTTTTCATCATGTGTCAAGCATTCCAAATAATAAGGTGATCGCTTACCGTATTCATCGAGGACATCATTTATTACTTCAATTTGCTCTTCACTCAAATAATCATCGAGATTATAATCTAGTTCCTCTTTGGGTAAAAGATTATTAAGAATAGATTTGTCTTTGTAATGATCGAAAACTTCTCGAATTACTGGCCCATGAACCCAAGCTTGAAATTCCTCTTTAAATAATGGTTCGTCAAAAACCACCAAATGCCAAGCTTCGATATAGTAAAGGAGTTTCTGTAACTTCAAGTGACTCATATCATCTTTAAAATTCGATACGTAGTTTATTACGTACTTCGACAATTTTATGGGATCGATTTGATTATGTAGCATTTTGCTCCCTCCATAATAAAAAGGCATACGAACATTCATTTGCCTAATATTATTATGCCACAAAGTAAATAATGTGTGCAATGTCAAACAAATTTTTGTCAAGGTTTTTGTTCGGTACTTATCCAAATTAAACTAGGCTTTGATCGAAAATAAAAAGAAAACATCAAAACCCCTACAGAAGAGTAGGGGAGGATTGTAAATTGTATTACTGGTCTTCTGATTTTAACCTCTCAGAAATAAGGTACAAGTACTCAACGATATACGCAAATCCTAAAAGTAGCGCAAAAGCTATCGCACCTTCTACCCACCAAGTCAGAGCAATGGTAATATCAAATGTAGATTTGCTAACAGTAGTGTATGTAGCAGGAATCTCAACAGTACCAAAAACAACCCCAGCAATAATTGCACTAAAAACTGTAAGAAGTGCAATATTAGAAATAAACTTGGCAATATGATTGTTCAGGTTAAACACAATTTCACCTCCTTCCCACAATATTTTACAAGAAAAGGAGGTGGTTGCCAATGAACTATTTGTGAGATTTTGGGTTATCTGTTCTTCCTAAAAGATAGTCAATTGATACATCAAAATGAATTAATTATTTATTTCTGGATTGTCTGTACGCCCAAGAAGATAGTCAACTGAAACATTAAAGTAGTTTGCGATTTTTACAAGCGTATCCAAACTAGGGGAACTCGAACCTTTTTCAAACACACTTAAAGATTGCTTTGTTATTCCAACTTCTTCTGCTAAATCCTTCTGCAATATTTTACGAGTTTGTCGTAAAACTTTAACTCTTTCACCTAAAATAGTTTTGAAATCCATAGTAATACCCCTTGACAGTCAGATGTTGTGTGACTAATATATAGTTAAATCAGTCAGATAATGTCTGACCAGAAGGAGATGATTTTTATGAAACAACTTGAAAAAATCTTCAATTATCAATCAAAAGAGGTGAGAGTTATACTAATTAAAAATCAACCTTGGTTTGTCGCTCGTGATGTATGCGCACTCCTTGAACATAGTGATACCAGTACAGCTATTAAACGCCTAGACTCAGATGAGAAGCTGACCCAAACAATGTTTGTATCAGGTCAAAATAGAGAAGTTTGGTTAATCAATGAATCGGGATTATACTCACTTATCCTGACTTCTCGCAAACCTGAAGCCAAAGCATTTAAGCGTTGGATCACTCATGAGGTATTGCCATCTATTCGCAAAACTGGACAATACATATCTGCTGACCATCCTTCAAGATTCAAACTTCCTATGACTTACAAGGAAGCTTTGCTTGAACTGGTGGCAAAAGTCGAGGAAAACGAACGCTTGCAAAACACACTCATTGAACAATCTCCGAAAATCGAACTTTATAACTCCCTTATGGATACCACAAACTTTCAGACAATGAATCAGGTCGCAAAGTCTCTAAGATGGGGGAGAAATAGACTGTACAAATTCCTGCGAAAAAACAAGGTTCTTTTTTATAAATCCCAATACGAAAGGAACATTCCATATCAACGTTACATTGACAATGGCTATTTCAGATTGATTGCTGTTCCGTTGCGCACTGACGCTGGATTGGTGATGTCATCTCAAACACTTGTTTCAGCAAAAGGTGTTGAGTTCATCCACAAGCTAATCAAGCAACATATGTTTGAGAAATCTTATGCTAATGGCATTAAACAAATTCTGAAAGCAGGTGTTTATAATGAATTTCAATGCTAAACCCGTTTACATCTATCGTTACAATTTTAATGTTAATAAGAATACTTGCCACTGGCTGCTTTCGACATCAAAAGAAGAACGACTAGCAACAGATCAGTCAATCGAATTAGCTTCTTTGGATGACCTTCACGACTGGATAGCTGCCAGCGGCGAAGCATTCAATGGTATTCTAACAGTTCAAGAGGGACATTGCAAATGGTTTGAGCAAAAATATGTTAATGAGTTTGGTGAAACAGATTTTGAATATCATTATATTTTACTTTAATCTTGGGAGAGGAGTCGAATGACTCCTTTTCTTTATGTTTTTATAATAGCATGAGAAAAACATAAAGTAAATACTTTTTATTTTATATTTTATATCAATTCATCTGGCAATAATACAAAACCCCTATCCAAGTTTGGATAGGGGAGATAAACTGTTATTCTATTGTACTACAACATTTAGAACAACTTTTGTATTGTCTACTAGATTTCTAACAGCTATCTGTGCAGCTCCTGTGTTTAAACCATTAACAATAAGTGTATCACCTTTGGTTTGCAACGATGCTACTTGCGGATTAGAAGTCCATAACTTGTAATTGCCATTCGTTGTACTTAATATATAGATGGCAGATAAGTCCTTTTGTAGAATATGCGCTTGTCCCGGATAAGCTGTTGATTCATGGAAAAGCTGAAGCGTTATCGGTTTTTGAGTTCCTATCATAGATAGAACTTCTGCTTTCTTTAGCTTTGCAAATTCTTCTTGATTAAAATATGGAGTTGAAATAGAAAGCACGAACTTATCTCTGAAATAGTTTTCTGAATTATCCTCAATGTTTTTTACTGCATCTGGGAACACTTCGATAGTATAAAGATGGTTGTACTCTAGTTTATTTACCGATTTAATAATCAAAGTATCTCCTTGGATTTCCTCGGTAAAAGGAATGTCCCTCCAGTACCTATCTTTGAAATTGATAACTCCTGTGCCACGACCTATATTTCGCGTAAACTTAATTGTAATAGCTTGATTAACTGGAAAATCACTTACCCCACTGATGGGAGTGGAGGTCTGAACATCGAATATTGGAGATTTCGCTGCCAAACTGAAATTGGGAATTGCTAGAATTACAGCAAGAATTAAAGTAACAAAAGCTCTTTTCATGATATACCTCCTTAGTATAATTTTCTACTAAATTATACCACAGAGCAAACTTTTATCCAATTAGTTTATGTCAACGCGCTGACCTACTAATTTCAAGTTCCCAGAAGCACGAATTTCTATATTTTGTCCGATAGATATACTACTACCAGAGAAATGTTCAATCTTTATAGTTCCATCATTTATGAATTTAATAGTACTTGTTCCAGATGGCATCTCAGAAACTAGCGACAAATCATTGTCTCCTAATATCAGCGACCTTTTGCCAGATCCTGTTTCTGCTGATGTATGATATCTAACATGCATTTTCCCTTTTTCTTTGTATAAATAGCCTTTTTCAGATTCGCCATTTCCACTACCGACACCCCATTCCATCATTGGGTATGATTCATATCCTGTGCCAACAAAGTACATTTTTAATTTCTCGTAACGCTCAGTGTTATAGTCAATAAGATAAACAGGAATTCCGGTATCTTCAGTAGTGACCCGATTTTTTTTCGAGTCTACCCAATATAAAGGTCTGCCTTTAGAATCCTCAGCTTGTTCTCCAGATTCAGTTGCAACAGCAGTAACCCATCTCATATATTTGTCTTGAATATCAATGAAATCAACCAGTCCAAGCTGATCTCTTCTAACGGTACGTAAGCGATTTACAGTCAGGTCATTAATCGCTCCAAAATCAGTATCAAAGAAGGTTGAAATAACGTTCTGAGCCTCAAGAGAACCAATAATCATATCGAAATTCTCAAGGTTTAATACGCGCTCATTTGCATCAAGTAAAATCTTCCCGTTAGAACCAACTAGCAACAAGCTCTCAGCAATTAGGTCTTTGGCGTGCAAGATACCATTGGGATCAACCCAAAATTTGCGGTCGCCATCATTATCAATATAGATTCCATCGTCTACATTAAGCCCAATTTCAACCTGTCTATCTTTGCGAGTAATTTTAATACCCTCATCAGGGCGTAGAGTAATCAGTCCATTGTCATTTTCAATGGTTAAGTCCTTTGCAATCATTTTATTGGCTGTAATATCATTGCAAACAATATTACCATCTAGGTCAACATAGAAAACAGGAGTCCATGTTCCACCATCGTAACGATCAATTGCAATTCCTTTATCTGCATTTAGCCAAATCTTATTTTTATTTGCTCTTGTTACTGTAATCCCATCTTCAATACTGAGTCGAATTTCTTGCCCCAAATACCCTTGAAGTGGACGTAAATCAATCAATCCTTCATCAGCATCAAGAATGATTTCACTGTTACGTCCATGTAATTTCAAGCCTTTAGCATGTATGTATCCTTGTGTATCAAGCCAGATGATTCTGTCCCATGCATTTCCATCTTTGCGAGTGATATAGAACCCTTCATCTCTATCCATGACAACTTGATTTGTATCATTTTCGAGTTTTACACCGAACTTATCTGGGTTTGTCCCATATAAGCCAAACCACATTACTTCACGACCATTACGATCAGTAATGACCATTTTATTTCCGCGAATCTCAAGAATGCCGTCTGGATCACCGACGATTACACGCTCTCCCGTGATTATCCTACCGAACAGGCGTTCCGCAATTATGAAATGCTTTTCAAAATACTCAGTTAACAAATCAATAGTAATAAATTCAATATTGTTTTCGTTAATTTTATTCTTATAAAATAAGTTAGCACCAGTAGAATCAATTTTATATACCTCTAAATTGCCGCCAACCCCTTCAAATGATATTGAGTCAAAGACATTTTGAAAAATTTGACTCAGGGATAAATTATTCATATATCCTTCATGTGCAACATTAAATGATTGCTCTGTTTTAATGCCACCAGTAAAAATTGCACAATCAGAAGGGGAGAAAAGTATATTTCGTTGTACATCAAAATTATCTGTTGGACAAATATGATACACCACAGATTTATTGTCCTCATAAGCAGCAACGACAATTTCAAGAGAATTTTCATGAACAGGGTAGGGGGCAGATGTAAAAACTCTCTTTGCTATTTGAGAAAGAACATCAATCTGTTGATTTTTAGATTTAAAAAAATCATCCATGACTTGTTCAACTAACAGCATATTACCGGAACAAAAAATAACTTTATCCTGTAGGGGATAAAGTTTTTTTCCGTCATCACATAAACGATATATAGTGTCGTTAATGGTTACGGATACTGCTGAATCTGAACCAATGTATATAGAATCATAGAATTGGAATAGGGTTACGTTACTGATAAGAAATCACCTCCTTAGCCAGTTAATCCCCAATCGTCTAAAACTAACTCTGTATATGTTCTATCAGAATTTAACAACTTATTAATTGCTACCCTTAGCTCATCGAACGTAGGAACATTTCTACGACCTTTAATTCTTAGGATTTTCCATCCATCTTGTTTTAAGAATTCATCTCTACGCCGATCTTTAAGAGCAGTATCTTTATGGAAATAGTATCCATCATATTCAATATCAATTTTCACATTGTCTATAAAAAGCGCAACGCTAGTGACTTTAACCATACTCCCTTTAGGTAAATCCTTAATGGATACAATCAATTTGTCTAACATTTTTGTGAATTTATAACCTTTCGATGTATACCAATCTTTATTTGTATTTGACCATTTTGTTTCTACTAGTTCCTCTATAAGAATAATTTATACCTCCTTATTACGACTGTCTATTCTAATAAATAGAGGATAGGAGCATTACTCCATCCTCTGCGTTTTAAATTTAACTGCATTCATATATAATTTTTCTTTTACAATTCCATCAGGAGTTAGCGCCGTTTCATACCTGTTCCCATTTGAGCGCGTCAAACCTATTGCGGAATGTGTCAAACGAATCCATCTAGTAGGATCAGCTTCATCCTTAATGGTGATACCTGTCCGATCAATAATAACTGTTTCATTGACAGCCATTTCAATTTGTTGTTTAGCTTTATCCCAAAATTCTTCAAGAACTTTGCTTATATCGCCCAAGTCATTTTCATACTTGTCCCATTTGAATTTACTCATATCTACTTTGGTGGAGGAGGAATTGCGATACAAGGACTTAATAAATTTTTCTTCATTGCTTTCTATATCTGTTACATTTGCAATAGTGAGTTTAATATCTCCATCGCTATAATCATATTCAATTTCAATTATCTTCGCAGTTACATTTACGCCTAGTTTCTCGTATGAAATTACTACAGTATCACCAAGGTTTAATTTGTTCCAGTTTCGCTGTTCTTCAACAATTTCAAGGAAATTCACTATGTCCATAGAGATAACTGTTTTAGGCTTGGAAAATTCCTCAAAAACCTTCATGCCAGCTTCTAGCAAATCTTTGTCATCAATAATCTGCTCATTAGCCCACTCTTTTTCAATGATATACTGATTTCTTTCTTTGATTAGTTCTGGAGAAAAGTTTGCTTCAATTGACAAGGTGGCTTTCAATTGATTAATCCTTGAAAGAGCAGTGTTTACTTGATTTTGAACATTTTGGATAACAATTTTTTGTGCAGCGATCTCTTGCTCTTTTGCAATCTTTTGAGACTCATAAATTCCTGTAGGGTAGGGGCTGGATTTGTCACTAATAAAAATGTTATCCTCAATTTTTTGTAAATCAGTCTGAAGTGTAACAAGTTTTTGTTGTTCAATTAGCAACACTTTTTGAATATCTTCAAGTTCTTTCAAGTAAGTAGAAAAAGTATTTTTATTATCTTCAATTAATTTTGTATAATCAAGAATCGCATGACACAATTCATCACTCATATACTCACTATGCGACAAGACATTTCTGTTCTCATCTCTCACAAAAGGGTACATAAAATAACCGAAATTTTCAATGTAATCTGTGCCTGTTGGATTAACACGTTGAATAGAAAGATTGTCTTTTCCATAGACTTTTAACCTTGTGGTCATTTCATCAGGCTCTATTTCACGATCTAAACTTTTTAAATATTTTCCGTATGAGAATTTTAGTCCCAAATTATTCCCAATCAATTCATGATTGTAAAAATGGATTCTTCGATTTTGTGTGTCCCATAGAATTAGAGCATTGAATGTTTCTGCAATCTCATATACAAAATCAAGAACTGTTTTTGAACTAACATCAAAGGAACGAAATTTAACATCAAATTCAGCGTCAATTGATCCAATATTCCACAATGTATTTCTAAGGGCATCTAATAAAACTTGTGACGCACTTTTTGAGTCTTCCTTATATGCTCTTATAATTTTATCATTTAACTCATATCCCAATGAAAAAGCTGTAACCTGCTTAATATCACCTTCATCAGTCATTGAGTCAACACATTTATCAATAATAAACCATTCTTCATACTTGTTAAGAACTAATTTCAACAAATACCTATGTCGGATTAAGTCAACATTAGGGTTACGGACAAACTCATGATTAATATCAAGTTCATAAGGGATAGAAAAGCTCAATTCATTTAACGAACCTAGACGTTTATTGAAAACAATATCATGTGCTTCAGAAAGTTTTGCAATAATAGTCCGATTAGGCTTTGCAAGAAATATTTGAGGTTTAACTGGCTTTTTACTTAAATCAATATCACCAAGCAAGTAATCACTTCCTTTTAGCCTTGGATGGTCTTAAATTGATAGCGAAACATAACTTTAAAATGTCCAACAAATTCTAATAAGTTATTACCTGTAACCAACTCAAGATATTCATTGTTAAAGTTGTCATAGCGATATTTCATATTGATGTCTGTTTCGATGTGTTCACGCTCACAGTCTATGTATAAAAGCTCCTTGTCCAAAATATCAACGAACTTAAACTCTTGATTATTGTTTGACTTATTAATTATAGAAAGATCACCGTTTCCAATCTTTTCAATCCAGATTTCAGGCTTACAAGGAACATCTCCATAATTAACAAAAAGATACGTTGGTTTTACTGTGATCTGAAAGTCATGTAAAACAGGTAATGAAGTAATAACAGTAGAATCAGCAACATACCTATATTGAAACACTGTATGTTTTGAATTAGTAAAAGGGGAGAAATCAGGGAGAGGGCTGCCATTAGTAGCAACCTTCCAACCCTCCCATGTATACCCACCATCATATGACACATTTGTTTCTAATCGAGTTGTACTACTCATTGGGACGGTTTCATTCCACTGCAATAATGAATGACCCCCACCTGTATCCAACGCAACATGAAAAGTAGGAGATGTTCGCGTTCCACGCATCTTGCGTAAATCATCCCATTTAGCCATGTATACCTCCTAAAATATCATGATTGTCACTACAGCATTGGCAGTCGTACCTTTTAAATATATATGAGTGTTTGTCCATAGTGAGTTCCCCGAATAAAGTTGTACAGGCTTATCCGTGCTGACTAATAAATAACCTTTTGGTATTCGATTAAGACCGTGAGCGATCACATCTTCTGGATTATAGGAATCGTAATTACCTCTGACTGTAAAAGTACGAAATTCTGCATTTAGCTTTCCTGCTTTGGACGCATGAGTTCCATTTCCTAGACTAATATCACCATCTTTTAGTTTTGCATTAATAATTTGACTGTCTTTTATGTGATACGAAAGAATGGCATCTGTTGCGATTTTTACACTAGTTACTGCATTATTTTTTATTTTATTTGTAGATACTGAATCTGTTGCTAGTTTAGATTCTGTAACTTGTCCATCTGTTAAAGTAGGGCTGACTACCATCGCACTCATATTCCTTAAGTCAATAACTTCAATGATATTATACGAACTAGTAATCACCCTTGCTATTTTAATTGTATCTGGGGGCATAAGAGGTTCATTTCCACCAATAGCAACTTCTTTAAATATGTAATCACTATTAACATCCAAATAAATGTAGGTATCCTTATTTTCAGAAAATGTATGTAAAACTTCTGGTTTTACAATGCGGTGGCCTTTAATATAAGCTGTACCAGAAGAAATCGTTGAAGCAAAATTAATTGCATTAACGTAATCAATCCATAGTGAGCATATGCCCATATCTACATTCATTTTAACACTAACCGAAATAATGTCATATAATTCGGATACATCTGAAAAAGGTAAAGTAATAAGTGTCCATGAATTTGCTACTAGAGCAGGAAAGGGGAGAGTGACAATGGGTTGCTGAGACATTGGACTCTTGCTCAGCAACAAAGAATAGTCACCTGCATTAGTGTTTACATTTGATTTCACCCATAGTTTAATACCTGTTGTATCTCTAAGATCGATAGGGGAGAGGGCTTTTGATGCTAAAATCCCAACTCCAGCATTACTATCCATGTTAATCTTAAGACAGCCACTACCTTGTTTATAGTCAAAAGTATCTAAAACTACTGTTATGCCACTTGATGGACTAATTTCATCCCATAAAGAGTCACAATCATGAACTAGAACATTTGTTGTTGTACTTGGCTGCAATCCATTTATAATAAAGTCATTAAACATATCATCATGTCGAGAAATAACATTATCTTTAAGCCAATCATCAAGCATCTGGAAGTTTGAATTCAGGACAGCAATATCTGCATCATCATCATATGATGGGAGAGACATGTTAATCAGCGATGTATTCGGCATTTTTGAGTTCACCCCATTTCTTTTGTTTTATATCTCCCCAAGTAGGCTTCTTCGTTCCTAATTGTAAATCCCCACTTGGCAAAGCAATCATATTTTGCAATGAACCCGTTTGGAAATCTTCTTGGGTTGTTTCTGTGATAATCAAAGGGTTATCTTTTATTTCATACCATTCACTAGTATATTGTGGCGAATATGAATAGGGAGAATCACAGCGCATTTCAATTTCTACATACCCTTCTTTAGCTCCATTATGGATCAAGGTAGAAGAGGAGTGTAGAAGGCAATAAAAAATTCGATCAGGATTATCGGTTGTGAAAAAAGGCTTATAATAATCCTGATCTAGCCATCTGGCAACCTGTCTAATTTTTTCATGGTCGTATGGATCTTCAAATGCAAACTGTAAAGAAAAAACAAGGGGGGAGCGTTCAACACTTTGAAAATAGGGCTTGTCATTCCCCCTAATTTTAATTTCATGGATTTCTTTTTCTGCTACAAAAGGCTCTTCAAACAAGCCGCCGCCCACTTTAACGTTAATCAAACCCATATCGGTTGACTTGATACCATCATAACTAAACTCTAAGCCTTCCTTCACAACACTATCGTCCTTTCTTTTTGTTAGCTTTTACAACAGCGTCTAGGACAATGTTTTTAAACTTATTCAAGTCAGATTCTGTTCCAGTAAACCGTTCAATATTAATATTGACCAAAGTATCTCCAGAGCCTGTAGCTGTATTTAGATTTACTACAGGAGTAATACTAGACATGAGATTTTTTAAATTTGGAATAAAGTTCTGAGCAATATTTTGTGGAGTAGTCCATAGCTCACCCTTTAATACTTTTGCAAATCCTTCATCGGGTTTTAAGTTGAACATTTTATTGACTATTTCCGTCAATCTGTCACTCTTGCCATCAACAATCCCACCGTCATGATATTTCCCTTTATAGTATCTGTTATACAAATCCAAAGCATCGTCATAATCGCTTTTTGCTAATTCATTAGCCAATTCCGCAGGTAATTGACTATATAATGGTTTTGCATAATCAGCCCAATATTTTTCTCCTGCTTTATCGCCTGTGTTATGGGCATCTGTCCATTTCTTTTTTGCGTTCACAATATCACGGACGATGGACTGATATTGTGCGTATTTGCCCGAATTACCATTGGACGATCCTGAACTTCCAGAACCTACTCCAATGCTAATATTATTGAGCGATTCAATTGCTCTTTTTGACTCTTCAATTTTCGCCAATAGATTTTGAGCAATACTATTTCCAATGGCAGCCATATTGTTTTTTACGAACTGCTCAAATTTCAATAGGTCGCCCTGCATAGATGAGAGATTTCCTGCTAATATTGCTTTTCGCATATCTGCATAGCGTTTTTCATCTGCAATAAGTTCATTAAAATGACGTTCTGTTTCTTCTTTTTCTTTTTGAAGCTTTGCTAGTATATTTTCATGTTTTTCATTTTCTTTTTTTATTAACTTGTCGTAATAATCTTTGTAATAAGTAAGTTGTTGGTCTAGTTTTCTTTTTTCAAGCTCAAGCTTCTTTACAGTTTCATCATATTTTGCTTGTTCTGCCTTTTTCTTAGCATTAATATCTTTCTCATAAGCGTCACGTTGGTCTTCTAAATTATCCTTGCGAAGCTCTGTACTACGTTTGTAATTAAGGTCTTCAATTTCCCTGTCTTTTGCCGCCAACTGTTCATTTAATTCACTCAAACGAAGTTTTGCTTCATAACTATCATCAAGTGAAAGGGTATTGATTTGTTGTTGAAGTTTTTGACGCTCAGATTGGAGTTTTTCTAGTTCGTTGTTATATTCACGTTCACTAGATTGCCTGTCAATTAATTGTAAGCGTTTATCGATAGCTTCATTGAACTTTTCCATTTCTTCATCTAGTGCGTCCATTGCTGCTTTATGGCGTTCATTTTCAGCATCCTTAGCTTCATCTATAGCATCGATCTCTTTTTTAATTGCATCTTCTTTTCTTTTGCGTTCATCTTCTATATGTTCAAGCTTTCTTTTATGTCGCTCATTTTCTCTTTTTTCTTCATCTTCAATTGCCTTGATTGCTATATTTTTCTGTTCTTCATATACTCGTTTATATGTATCAATAATCTTATTGGCAGTTACTTGATTAATTGTTTCTTGTAAACGAAGTTGCTCAATTTGGAGATCAACAATCTCCATTTTATACTGTCTAATTAAATCAATATTGTTTTGATTTTGTTGAATCAACTTCTCGCGCAGTGAAATCTCTTCTTGAAGACTTTGTTTTTTAAGAGAAATAAGTCGGACATAATTGGCGTACTCTGCATAATATTGTTCAGATGTAGTATCACCAACAGCATTCATTTTGGCATTTGCTAATTCAATAGCCTTAGACAATTCATCTGTTTTATTTTTTTGCTCATTAAGTAGACTGTTTGCTTGTTCAAGTTTATTGGTGTCAATACTATTTTGCAAATTCAACCAAGATGTTTGAAGTTCAATGAGCTTATTATTTAGCTCTTCTCTTTGTGCTATTGTTAGTTGTCCATATGCTAATTGTTTACGAATAAGCTCTGCTTCCTCATGCAGGTTGTCTTGCTTTAATTTAAGATGAAGATTTTCTTCTTCAATCGCATCACGATATATTTGTGATGTTTTTGAATAAGAAACCATTCTTTCTTGAATGATTTTAATTTTTGAATCAAGATAATCATTTTTCTCTGCATATTCTTTAAGAGAAGAAGAGAGTTCATCAAATGAAAGGGTGGCGATTTGTGTTTGCAATTGTGCAATTTGCTGTTCTAGCTCATATGCTCGTTTAAGCGCATCATCGGATAATTTAGCAGGAAACTTATTGCTCTGAATTTTTCCGTTAAGAACTTTCGTTTTTGTGACTTGTTCATATTCTTTGATTAAAAGCTTTAATTTTTGTTCTTGTAATGTTTTTTCTTGTTTAAGATTATCCCTGTAAGCACTAGAAGTATCTAGCAATAACTGTCTTTTATTTTGTACTTTAACAAGTTCAGTTTCAATTCGGAGCAATTCTTTCGCATCTTGAGTGAGTGGAGTATAGGTAGTTGACGATTTAGCCCCAGAGCTTGTTGGTTTTTTAGGTTTGGTTTCCGATATAGAAGCCTTGCCTAAGCCATTGTATAATTTATCAAACTTTTCAAGCTCTTCATTGCTTTTCTTGATATCCTCAAGTCTTTTATCAATTTCATGTTGTGCAGCTAAAGCAGCATACCTAGCCTCAGAAGCATCATATTTCCTTGTACTACCATCTACACCTGTTATGACTGTCTCAGAAACTTTTTTTGTAATAGAGTTGTTTAATTGGTCGCGTTTAATTATTAGCTCATCAATTTTGTTAATTTCTTTATCATATGCATTTACAAGTTGGATGAGTGCTTTTTCACGCTCTTGTACTTCAATTTTAGCATTATCATAAGATTGCTTAATAAGATCCTTATGCTTGTTAATCAATTCTTGTACTTTATCACTTGTGAAATAATACTTGTCACCAATTTGAGTAAGAGCAGGGGCAAGGTCTTTAAACTTATCTGTTATCTCTTTTGCCTGTATTGCAGTATATCCTTGCTTGTTATTCATTCGCTCCAGTATCTGCGTTAACTCATCAATCTTTTTACCTTCAGTATCGAATACCTCAGAAAGATTGTTGTTTTTCAATTCTTTTGCAGTATTGTTCATGCTTTGAAGCTTTTGGTTAACAGCAGATAAAGCCTCTTCTAGTGTCTTAAATTGAAGAATATTTATACCAGCAGTTTGAGCTAGATCTTTTAATTCTTGGTCAATTTTGCTAGGATCAAGGCGATCATTTAACAATATAGGTGTATATTTAAGATTTATACGTGACAATTTCCTTTGGAAATCATCTTGCTCTTTTTGAAGCCTCTGTAGTTCTTGTAGCTTAACCTTTACTTTATCTAAATTTTCTATAGTTTTGGTATAATCAAAAATTTGCTCAGTTTTAGTGCTTCCAATAACACGAAGGGTTTCCTCAATTTCCTTTAAACGATCATTTGCATCTTTAGCTGCACTATCAAGCTTTTTTAACTCCTCAACATACTCTTTATGCTTCCCCATTGTGTATACAATTGCAGCACCAAGTCCAATTATAGCACTAGTTGCGAGAACGACAGGGTTAGCCATTAAAGTAAGGAATGATGCTCCCAAACCTCGAACAGCCACAGAAAGAGAGCCAAGCAATGGAATCATTTGCGCAAGTTTTGGTATGAACCCAGCAACGACAAGTGATAATCCTGTAATCCCAGTTTGCCAAGAGAAGATATATGGCAGTGACTCAGTTATACCTTTTATGAAAGTAGAAGTTACATTTAACACATTGTACATTGCATCGCGCAATCCACTTTCACCGATAGAATATGCTAATTCTTGTCCTGCAGCGGTAACTTTATTTATCGCAGAAGAAAGTGACTCCATATGCTTTCGATTTTCTTCCATTGAAGAACCAAGACTGTTCTGAGAAGTTTCAGAAGCCTTCATTACAGTATCCCAATTGTCCAGCATGGCAATCATACGAGTTATATGATATTTACCAGCTAAAGCTTCTGCTATATATGTTTTTTGCGCCCTTGTTAATAAATTCCACTGGGAAGCAACATCAGCATAAATGTCTGTTGCCGAACGTAATTCTCCGTTAAAATCTTTTACTGCTACTCGAATAGAAGCAAGAGCATCTTGGGTTTTATCCATGTTTAAACGAGCAAATACAGTCTTTAAGGCATTACCTATAACATTCCCTGATTCTCTTGTGGCTTGTCCAATTGCCGTGGTCATTCCAATCAATTCGTCAAGAGTGACACCGAAAGATTGGGCTGACTCACCAGCTTTTGCAATAGATTGAGCTAATCCAAGAGAAGTTACACTGAAATTATTATCAACTTCATTTAACTTATCAATAACCTTTGTTGATTCTTTCGCGGATATATTGAACTGAACTAATGCACCTGTAAGATACTCAGCCATCTGCCCAGTCTGTAAACCTGTTACATTCGCCCCCAAAAGGGTAGCATTAGTCATTTGTAACGCTTGTTCAGCCTCAAAACCAGCCTTACCAAACTCAATGAGAGCATCCTGTGCTTCTGTTAATGAACGCCCGTAGGTATTTGCTAGTTCAACCGTATCCCTCATTAATTCACCAAAGTTTGTATCACTAGATAAAACTTTGGACAACTCGGTTAACTTAGTATCGATATCTACAAGGGTTGAGAAAAGTTCTTTTAATGCTTCTTGAGCGCCAAAAAATATACTGCCAGCAGTACCCCATAAAGCAATTTTATTCAGCGCATGTCCCAATTGCTCAGAAAATGAAAAAGTGGACTTTTTCGCATCCAGAGCAGTAGTACTAATTTGCCTAAAACGTTCATTTAAACGAGCCATTTCTTGCTGCAATCTAGGAGTTTGGATGGTTAAACGTTGTACTTCTTGTACCCAATCACTTAAAGCTTTCTGGTCAACATGTTTGCCAACATTCTGAAGTAGTCTAGTAGCATTAAAATTTGCTTTATCTTGAAATAGACTAAGGTTTGCAGCCAATTTCTGCTGTTGGGCAGACAAACGTTGAAATAACAGTTCCTCTTTTAATTCACGTTCTTTTAAAGCCTTTGTCCACCAATTGACATAATCTTGAGCGGCTTTTTGTGTTCGTTGCTGTTCTTGAAGTTGCAACTGCTCAAGCTTTCTTCTGATTTTTTGTTCAGTTTGGAGGACTTTTTCGCGTTGCTTTTCTTCTTTGAGAAGGGCAGAAGCCCACCATTGTTCATAATTTATGGCTTGCTTACGGATAGTTTCTGTAAGTTTATTTACTTTATCTGTTTGAAAGTTAACATTTAAATTTACATTTTCTTTTTTTAATTTATTAAGCTGTTCAGTGATTTGTTTTTGTGTTGAGCTTATGTCAAGCTTTCCTGTAATTAGAATACTAAGCCTATTGTTATTTGTTGCCACAATACCACATCCTTTCTGGTGAAAATAAAAAATCACCATCGTAGGTGAGTGGTGATTTAAAAATAGTTAATAAAATTAGAATTTGATTTAAATGTGTACTCAAGACTGTCAGTAGGGGAGAGGTCTACTGACACTTTTAAACACACATTAATTTGTATCACATTAGAATATATCGCTAAGATCATCTTTATTGTCACGCAAATCATAAAATTTATCAGTCGTGGAACTATCCTCATGTCCAAGTAATGCTTGTGCTTTTTTAATATCTTTACCTTCTAGGAGTAGATGGGTACTGCGTGTACCACGAATTAGATGGGGATTAACACGCCTGCCGATAATGTCCGATATAATTTCTTTGCACCAATAATTAACTGTGGTTACATTGATCTGTTTGACTTCACCATTTTGTTTAGATACAAAAATATACGGACAATCATCGTCTCCGCGAACTTCTAACCATTTTAAGACAGCCTGTTTAGCTTTGTCATCAAAGAGTAGTGCCCTTGGCTTTCCATCAAGTCCTCTTCCTTTTGCCCTAACTTCATGAGTCTTATAGTAACTAGTGTCATTACCTTCTTTATCTTTAACATAAGAATAATTGACGATTTCTTTCTTTAACTGGATAAGTTCTGATCTGCGACAAGCTGAAGCATACATAAGATGAAGAGCTGCGATAATTTGCCATTGTTCATCTTCTTCCAGCACTCTTAGGATTTGTTCAAATTCTTCATGGGATAGAGGAATCTTCTTGTATACTTTGTTGGGGGTTGGATTTGGAACTCCATCAACAAAATTCCTAAATGTTGCAAATTCCTCCTCGTCTTCGTAAAAGTTGATAAGATATTTATTAAGAGCTGAAACACAACTTCTTTTAAGCTTAATGGCGTTTGAAGACATCCCACGTCTTATGAGCATATTTTGAAATCTCATAAAGTCCTTTTTCTTAAGTTCATATATTTTTTTCTTTTCCCCAAAAGTTTCGTGAACCCAGTAATAAAACTGTCGCAGCGCAGACTTATATTGTGTCTGACTTTGTTTAGACAAATGAGTAGATTCAAGTAAATACTCTTCAACCTTGTCTCTGTTAAAAGAGTTTACTTCTTTCCACTGTTCATCCGTTATTTTAGGAAGTCGTTCAGCTCTATCTCTATACATATTCTCATTTAACTCACTCAATAATTTCACCTACTTTACATCTAGTCCCGCCTTACGTAGACCCTTTTTTAAGGATTCAACATGTATGTTATTTTTTATAATTTCATCTTTTGTATTCTCTACAAATGGTCGTTTTTGTTTTGTTCTATATATCTCAGAATTTACCCAAGTATAACCTTGTCCACTTTCAATAACTGCTGGAATATATACATCATCTTCTTCTCGCACAGGGGAAATCTCAACCCCATCGCTTATCTTATTAACCTGAATTTCTCTCATAAGTTTCCCTGTACGCTCATAAGCAGAAGGAGTATACGCATCATATACATCATCAATAATATGCTCTTGCATAACTTGTTTAACTTTATTTCCAACATCTGAGACAAGAGACTGTTTTACAATTTGGTCAAGATACTTTGCTAAATCTCCCAAATTATTGAAGTTCTGTCCCATTATTTACACCCTCATTTGTGCGAATTTCTTCTAAAATTTTACGAACTTCAACATTCCATTTGTCAAGCTGCTCATTAACATAATCAATCATGGATTGCAATTCAGTTTTATCAAATGAATCTATAATAGGGGAGATGTAATTATTATCTGTCATGATAATAAACATCTCGACATAATCATCCAATGTGTTAAGACTTTTCACATCAATGCTGGTAAATTGTTTGATAATTAAACTAAGCATTGCAGCAGAAATTGACTCACCTGTTACTGATTCGTTTTTCTTTACCTTTTCTTGAATAAGTTTAATCAAATCAGCAACTACTTGATTCTTTTTGCTGGTTCTAAACGTAACGTCAACATCTACTTTTACAGTGCCATCATCAAGAAGAACTTGTTTTTTCTCTTTAAATTTTTTTGCATCTTGTTTCTTGATATGAGAAAGTGATAGATTTTTAATTGTAGCCATTTACAACCCTCCCTGTTATACCCTTTTGTTTATTTGATAATAATTTAAACTCTCTAATACTTCACAATATCGTTCATGCAGGATTGCTTCTTGTCCCTTTAGCGGAATATCTAAGTTCAACACAACATCTGCAACTGTCATGAGCATGTCTTTATTTACTTCATTTTCTTCAATTATAAATTCTTCTTGCATTAGCAAATCATACTCTTTTGCAAATGCTTCTGTATCTCGTAATATATATTTTAATTTGCCACCTTCTGCCTCTTTCGTTAGGGGATTGTTATTTTCATCACGCTCAACAAATTCAGCAATAAGTTTATCTCTTTCATCAGTTATTTCATGTAATCTTTCTCCAATAAGTTTACACAACTTCGTTCTCATTCGACTTTGTTTGCCTCTTAACTCAATTGAAAGAAGGAAGTCATAAAAATTTTTTAATTCATAATTATAGAATTTCAATCATAAACCCTCCCTAAAATTATAGGGGCTGTCCAGAAAGTCA